CGCAGCAGAAAAGTGATGGATTTCGACGAGCAGTTTAGTCTAGAACACTTACTGTTTAAAAAGAGAAAGTGTCGAACTTGTGGCGAAACTAAAGATTTAATCGATGGATTTTATCTGATAAGAAAAGATAGAGGAATGTATCCATCATCATATTCTTATGAGTGTAAGGAGTGTACTAAGAAGAGAGTAGTTAAAAATAGACAGGTAGATGGAGGTAGTTGGGCATACCCAGATTGGTAGTTCATGCATTGTTTCCCCACTTTAGGAAGTCAAAATTCTAAATAGTTTTAGTAAAAATGAATCTCCTGTCGAGGCAAAGACATGTCGCTTAACTTAGTATCCCCCGGCGTCAAGGTAAGAGAAGTTGATTTAACCGTTGGTAGAGTTGATGCTGCGAATGAGCAAGTAGGCGCAATCGCAGGTCCATTCCAAATGGGTCCAGTTGATGTACCCATTCTCATTGAAAATGAAAAAGATCTTCTCAAAACTTTTGGTAAGCCAGTTAACGAAGACGCACAGTATGATTACTGGTTAAGTGCGTCAACATACCTTTCATATGGTGGTGTTCTGAGAGTGCTCAGAACTGATGGCACCACACTCAATAACGCCAACAATGATGGCGCAAGTAGTGTAAAGATCAAGTCCTATGAGGACTACGAAAACAACCACAGCACAGGTTCAACCTGGGAATATGCTGCTAAGAACCCCGGAAGATGGGCAAACAATCTTAAGGTTTGCACCATTGACGGTGCTGCTGACCAGATTATCACTGGTGTCAGCACTACTAATGTTTCAGTTGGAATGGGTGTTACCCAATCAATCGCTGGAAGAGTAAATGCTGGTTCAGGTAGCACTTCAGCATACGATGGATATCTCAGAGGCATCATCACCGAAGTTGGTGGTGAAATGGGTGGTTACTTAAACGTAAAAATTGTAGATAGAGTTTCTGCTGATGGAACTGTTACTGCTGCTGAATATCAGCAAGGTGGATCATTAGAATTCACTGCTCCAACTACAGTTACTACAACTACATCTGTTGGAATTGCTACTAACATTGCTGGTGTTGTTGATACTGCGTTTGATGCTTCTATCACTGGAATTGTTACCACTGGTCTTGCAGTTAACGATGTAGTTACTGTCACCGGAGGAAATTCCACAGTAGCAACTGGAACAAAAATTGCTGCAATTGGAGTCGGCACAGTATTTGTTGACCAAACAATCACCGGAATCAGTACTGCTGGAGACGGAGCACAATTCTCATTCTCAAGAGGAACAACTACAACCGTTAACTCAAATCAACTTTATGTTAAGAGTGGAACTGTTGGAGCAGGAGTAACTCAAACATATACAAGCACAACCAGTTTAAAAGATTGGTATTCTGATCAGACTCTGGGTCTGACGAACTCAACTGTATATTGGAAGTCAATTGCAGAAAAACCAGGTACATCACAGTATGCTTCTGAAAGAAGTGCCAAGAACGATGAAATTCACGTCGTTGTTGTTGATGACACAGGTTCAGTAACAGGAACTGCTGGAAACATTGTTGAGAAGTTTACCTTCCTCACCAAATCTTCTGATGGTATTACATCACCAACTGAAGCAGTTTACTACAAGAATCACATTGCTCGTATTTCTGAGTACATTTATGCCGGTAATGCTCCTACTGGAGTTGCTGGTGGATTTGCGACTACTGCTGCTGATGGTTCATTCACCACATCGAATGATGCTTGGGGAACAACTGCTCAAGGCAAAACATATAATGTTGAAGGTAGACAGTTCTATAATCTGACTGCTGGTGAAAACTACTCTAATACCGGTGGATTCGGATGTTCACTCTCTGACATCATAACTTCGTATGAGGTTCTCAAGAATCCTGCTGAATTCCCAATCAACTTCCTAATCAACGGACCTTCTGGTGGAGACTCAATCTTTGAGTCACAAGCAAAAGCAAACAAACTGATTGAGATCGCAAATCTCAGAAAAGATTGTATCGCTTGTATCTCACCACACAGAGCGGGAGTTGTTAATGTTCCTAATAGTGATACACAGACAGATAACATTATTAAGTTCTTCGATGCTCTGACTTCTTCTTCCTATGCAGTCTTTGACACAGGATATAAGTACACCTTCGATAGATTTAATAACGAGTTCCGTTATGTTGCCTGTAACGCTGACGTTGCTGGTTGCATGGCAAGAACTTCGATCAACCAGTTCTCTTGGTTCTCACCTGCAGGTTCTTCCAGAGGAACAATCAACGGTGCAGTCAAACTTGCCTACAATCCTTCACAAGCACAGAGAGATCTGATCTATCCTAAGAGAATCAACCCAATCGTGGCACAACCAGGATCTGGAATCATTCTCTTCGGTGATAAGACCGGACTTGCTTATGCTTCTGCATTCGACAGAATTAACGTTCGTCGTCTGTTCCTCACAGTTGAGGATTCAATCGAAAGAGCAGCGAAGGATCAACTCTTTGAGTTTAACGATGTAATCACAAGATCTAACTTTGTGAACATTGTCGAACCATTCCTTCGTGATGTTAAGTCGAAGAGAGGCATTACTGATTTCGTCGTAATCTGCGATGAGACCAATAACACTCCTGATGTCATCGATTCTAACCAGTTTAGAGCAGACATCTTTATCAAACCCGCGAGATCAATTAACTTCATCGGTCTTACTTTCGTTGCTACCCGCACCGGAGTTTCCTTTGAAGAAGTAGTCGGTAACGTTTAATTCATTCATTCACAATAGAGGAAACATTTAATGGCTAACCGTAACGTTCCAAATACCAAGGACAGAACCCTTGATGCATTTAAGGGTAGAATGATCGGTGGAGGTGCAAGACCTAATCTATTTGAGTGCGAATTGTACTTCCCCGACGATGCGATCCCTGAAGGTACAACTAGAGATGCCTTGACCGATAGAACTCGTTTCTTGGTTAAGGCAGCAAACCTTCCTGCTTCCAATATTTCTCCAATTAACATCCCATTCCGGGGGAGAAATCTGAAGGTTGCAGGAGATAGAACCTTCGATCCATGGACCATCACCATCATCAATGATGTTGACTTCGGCATTAGAACTGCTTTTGAGAGATGGATGAATCTCATCAACAAGCATGAAGATAATGCTGGTCTTACTGACCCAACTTCATATCAGAAAGATCTGTATGTGAAGCAACTGGGTAGAGCAGAAGTTCAGGGATCTAATCCTACAACTAACGCCAAGATTCCCGTACTCAAACAGTACAGATTCTTGGGAACATTCCCAACAAACGTTTCAGATATCGCACTTTCTTACGATAGTTCTGATACGATTGAAGAGTTCTCTGTAACTCTGGAAGTTCAGTGGGTAGACGTTCTTGACGCTGCTGGCTCAACTCAGGTTGGCACAGGAGTATAAATAGTAGAATAATAAGTTCAAACTTTGATTAATGTCTAAATTATTTGGTTTCAAACTACCAGATCCTGGGGATACAAAGTCGAAAGGCATTGTTTCCCCAGTTCCTCAAACAGAGGAAGACAAATCAGATTTTTATCTCTCCAGCGGTTTCTACGGACAATACGTAGATATCGAGGGAGTTTATAAGTCTGAACAGGATCTGATTCGTCGATACCGTGAGATGTGTTTACATCCTGAGTGTGATAGTGCGATTGAAGATATTGTAAATGAAGCAATTGTCTCAGATTTAAATGACTCACCTGTAGAAATTGAGTTATCTAATCTTCCTGCTTCCGATAAGTTAAAAGGAATCATCAGAGACGAGTTTAAAAATCTCAAGAATATGATGAACTTCGATAGGAAGGCTCATGAGATTTTTCGTAACTGGTATATTGATGGAAGAGTTTTCTATCACAAAGTAATTGACCTGAATGATCCATCTTCAGGTATTCAAGAAATTAGATATATTGATCCACTTAAAATTCGTCTGATTCGTAAGCAAGAAAAAACTGGTCCAAATAATCAATCTCCATTTGATGTAGCAAGAAATGGAAGAGATCCTGGAAATCCAGAAAGTTATAAGTCACCAGATGTAGAAGAATATTATCTGTATGATCCCAACTCTGCACAAAAGGGTGGTTCTGGAATTTATCCAAACAGAAACTCCAAGGGTGCTGTAAAGATCTCAAAAGATGCAATTACATTTGTAACCTCTGGTCTGGTAGATCGTAATAAGCAAACAGTTTTGTCTTATTTGCATAAGGCAATCAAAGCACTCAATCAATTGAGAATGGTTGAGGATTCTCTGGTTATCTACAGATTATCCAGAGCACCAGAACGTAGAATTTTCTACATTGACGTTGGTAATCTTCCAAAGGTCAAGGCAGAACAATATCTGCGTGACGTAATGAACCGTTATCGTAACAAACTTGTGTACAATGCGGACACCGGAGAGATCCGTGATGACCGTAAGTACATGGCAATGTTAGAAGATTTCTGGTTACCTCGTCGTGAAGGTGGTAGAGGAACTGAAATCTCTACACTTCCTGGTGGACAAAACCTTGGAGAATTGACTGACGTTGACTATTTCCAAACTAAACTCTACAAATCTCTGAACGTTCCTTCCAGTAGACTTGATAGTTCTGGTGGTTTTAACTTAGGTCGTTCTTCTGAAATTCTGCGTGATGAACTGAAGTTTACTAAGTTTGTTGGCAGATTACGTAAGAGATTCTCTGGAATCTTCAATGATATGCTGAAAACTCAGTTGATCCTGAAGAATGTTATTACTGCAGAGGATTGGCAAGAACTGGAAGATCATATCCAATATGATTATCTGTATGACAATCACTTCTCTGATCTTAAAGAAAATGAACTTCTCAATGAGCAACTTGGCGTAATTGCTGCCATGGAACCATACATGGGCAAATACTTCTCTGCTTATTATGTAAGGAATAAAATTCTGAAGCAGACAGAGACTGAAATCATCGAGATGGATAAGCAGATCGAAAAGGAAATCGAGAAAGGTATTTTACCTGACCCAAATCAACCAATTGATCCTGCAACTGGAATGCCAATGGATCCAAATATGGACCTTGGGGCACCAATCAATGAACCAGATTTAGAGAGTCAAGGTAAGGCAACCGAAGCTCCTGAAGGTGGAGAGATATAAATATCTTATAGTTCTTACTATTTTTGATACAAAATGGATGATTTAATGAATATGTTGGTAGGTGGTGAGTCATCTCCTTCTGATGTGAGCGACAAAATTAAAGAGATTTTGTACGCTAAAGCATCTTCAAAAGTAGATGCAGTTAGACCCTCAGTCGGCGCTTCTCTTTTCGGAGAAGATGAAGTCGAAACTGAAGTTACTAATGAAGTTGAAGTAGAGTCCGAAGAGGACGAAGAAGAAACTCAAACTGGAGACGAAGATGTTGATTAAAGTTTTGGCAGCAGAAACAAATTTAAATGCTGCTACAAATGTTAGTAATGCAACTGTAGTTAGAGTGTATAACGGTCACTCTTCCGCAGTAGTTATCACAAGATCCGATTCCGATGATAATACTATCGGCAGTCTCACAGTAAAAAACGGTGAAACCGTTGTTCTTGAAAAAGAACCTACTGACAAGTTGATTACTTCTGCAGGAACAACTTCAGTAAAAGCTGTTAAAGTCGCATTCAGAAATTAAAAAAATGAAACTAATCAGAGAAGAAGTTGAAACCGTAGAATTTATCACCGAAGGTAAGGGTGATAAAAAGAAGATGTACATCGAAGGAACTTTCCTTCAGGGTGACATCAAGAACCGCAACGGTCGTATGTATCCTATCCAAACTCTTGCAAAAGAAGTTGGTAGATACAACGAAGCATACACTAATAAAGGTAGAGCACTTGGAGAACTCGGTCACCCCGATGGTCCAACTATCAACCTTGACCGTGTATCTCACAAGATTGTAAAACTTGAGCAGCGTGGTTCTAACATTTACGGTAAGGCACAACTTCTGAGCACCCCGATGGGTAAGATCGCACAATCACTTATTGGTGAAGGTGTTAAACTCGGAGTTTCTTCTCGTGGCGTCGGTTCATTAAAAATGAACAACGAAGGCATCAATATTGTTGGCGAAGATTTCATGCTGGCGACTGCCGCAGATATCGTTGCTGATCCTTCCGCACCTGATGCTTTTGTTGACGGAATTATGGAAGGAAAGGAGTGGGTCTGGGAAGGTGGAATTCTTCGCGAGAGATTCTGCAACGATACCAGAAAGAGAATAAATACACTCGTTGATCAAAAACGACTTGACGAACATAAACTCCAGTTATGGAGTGATTTCTTGTCAAATCTTTAATTTATAAATAAATATAGTTTAATCAACTACACATAAGGTTAATTCGGAGAGTTCTAAAATGTCCAGTGGCACTAATTTACAAGAAATGGAAGTAGACGTTAAGGAAAACGCTGTAACTGCCGGTGCCAAACCAGCAGAACCAATGGTAAAGCCATCTGGAGCCAGCGTCGAAGATCTTGGCGGTCCTACCCCAGAAAACTACAAGCCAGATGATGATTCAGCAAAGCTGAAGACTCCTGGTGTAACCCTCAAGCAAGTTAAGGATGTTGTAACCAAGGGTGCTAAACCTGCGGATCCAATGCCTGCTGGCATGAAGGAAGAGGAAGAAACTGAAGTTTCTGACGAGCAAGAAGTAGTTTCCGAAGAGGAAGTTACCGAAGAGGAGACTACCGAAGAAGAAGTAGTCACTGAAGAGGAAGAAGTTGTAGAACTCGACATCGATGCCGATGTTGCTGCTCTTCTCCAAGGCGAAGAACTCTCCGAAGAGTTCCAGGAAAAAGCAAAAATGATTTTTGAATCAGCAATTAATGCTAAGGTTTCAGAAATTAAAGAAGAACTGGAAGCATCTTATGCGTCTGTTATCGAAGAACAGGTAACAGAATTTAAAACTGAACTGACCGAGCGTGTTGATTCATACCTTGAGTATGTTTCATCCGAGTGGTTAGAAGAGAATCAACTTTCCGTAGAAGAAGGACTGAAGGCAGAAATGTCTGAGTCATTCCTCACCGGAATGAAGAATCTTTTTGAAGAACATTATGTTTCAATCCCTGAAGATAGATACGATGTACTTGAGAGCATGGTAAATAAACTTGATGAAATGGAAGGAAAACTCAATGAGCAGATCGACAGAAATGTTGCTCTGAATAAGAGACTTGCAGAATCCACATCTGATGGAATCTTAAGTGATGTTTCTGAAGGACTTGCAGTCACTCAGAAAGAAAAGCTTGCATCTCTTGCTGAAAGTGTTGAGTTTGAAAGTGAAACCGAATACCGTGAGAAACTGGTAACTCTGAGAGAGGCATATTTCCCCTCCAGACCTGCCGCCAGTGCTCAAACTGATTCTTCTGAATTCATTGCAGAAGAAGGATCCATGAACCAGGAAGTTTCTGGATCAATGGCTGGATATCTTACTGCTCTGGGAAGAGTCACAAGAAAGTAAGTTTTACATTATAACATTAACCCCTAACACTTTTTAAAAGAGGTAAATTCAAATGCAAATGTTCAATGCTGAACAACTGCAGGAGAAGTGGGCACCATTACTGGACTATGATGGCGCTGAAGCCATCAAAGATTCACACCGTAGAATGGTAACCGCAGTTCTCCTGGAGAACCAAGAAAAATTCATGAACGAGGAGCGTGCATTCCTCTCCGAAGCCCCCACCAACGCTGCTAACGCTGCTGGTGCATCAGGTGGTTTCGGTGGTGGTTC